AATGCAGTTAAAGGGAAAAACGAACCGGCAGATGAATCTCCAGTTATATCCTCCACGCTAACGCTCAATACAGAGCCTATAGCCCCACTTGTCTGGCCTTTTACCAAATCCCCTACTGACGGAACTTGCATATCAAAAGCGGTACTAAAGGCCACATCAAATACAGAATCTCTAGCATACCCAGTGGTAAAAGGAATTCTATATATAGTTATATCAGAAGGCAGTGTTTGACCGTCAGACCTTTCATAGCCGTCAACTCTTTGATACCTGCCTCTAATGTCTACTTCGAAATTGTTCGCAGATATACACTCACCAGGGGTAATGCTTAAAGCTGGATCAACAAGGTTTAACCCGCCGCTTAAAGGGAAATAATTAGACTTTAATCCTGTAGGGGCTAAGCCTCTATTGCTTAGCTTTGTCATTCTGGCGTAACTGTATAGTTAAACAGGTCTTGAACTCTGGAGAATCTGCGGTTCTTTTGCCCAGGTAATTGATCAGACTCAAGCTTATCAAGAAGGTCCTCAAATTCTGACAAAGCCCCACTTAAAATCTCTGGTGCATCCTCATTCTCTCCATAATAAATTTTTGCTCTTGCGATAATTATGCTATGAAATCTTGGCGGTATCGCTGAAATATCTGAGTCAGCTGCAAGTTCTGTAGGGGTTCTCCAATAATCAGCTGAAATTGTAGTCGTTACATTTGGCGTAGGATACACATCTATAACATTATTAGGCTTTACTGAGAATAATTCTGGAATGCCAGAGTCTATAGAGCCTAATTTATATTCTAATTTATACTCATCCCAGTCTACGTATTCAAGCTCTTGATAGTCTGATGTTGATTTAGACCATACTAGAGAATCTAATTTCCAATTACCCAAATCAGATGGTGACGACAGAGTAGATGTTCCGGAGGTGGGTGTTATCGTAGCCTCAGACCAGAGGAAGTCCCAATTAAACCACCTGCGCTGAACATCTAAATCAGCATTTTTTATATAACGAACAACAGCGGTCTCCTCTTCTGAGAGGTCAGAAGCTGTGACGCTTGACGGCCCTGTTCCTGGGATGCCAATATCCCTAGCCATGTTTTGACATAAAACTAAATAAGTGCTCATTTTAAGTTCTTCGCTATATCCATATAAACCTTACCTACTTGTATTTTAGAGGCGCACAAAGATCCGCCCGTTTCCTCATCTCTCGTGCACGTATCAAACCCATGATGCATCTTATGACAAGGATAACACTCAGCTTCGAAAGGCTCGAATGATGTGGTATTTTTCCAATGCTTGCTTAAATTTTCTTTAGATGAGTGTGACAAAAATAAAGACTTATGAACCCTATCCAAAGAGGAGATAGAATTTAATACTCCAGTTTCAGGCCCCAGCACAACAGTACACATTTTTGCTAATGTCAAAACATCGCGTATAGGCCACTCGCCAGATGTTGTGATTACCCTGCTTTCTTTTTCCCATCCCTGCTCAAGCAGTTGGCAGGCAATATCTCCAACAGTAATAAATGTAACATCTTTTCTGCTGTCTAAAAAGCGGGCCATCAAAGAATCATTCCAGGGCCAAACCTTATGGACAGACGAGCCAGATAAAACATTCATAACTAAATGCTTTGTCTTTACTTTCTTCTTTTTCCAGTCCCTCATTCTAGACTGTTCTTTTTTTGTTGGATAAAACAGTGGACAAAACACATGCTCTACCCCGGCAATGTCATGCATCTTCTCAAGATAATTTACATTACATTCCGAATGTATCCTTTCCTTATCCCAAAGAAATCTTTCGTCCCCTTTGGCTAACGCTGGGCCGTCCTTTAGCTCTACTGTTCTGTCGCCTACTAGAAGCAAACTGCCCTCTACTGATTCAGAAAACTGAATTACTTTATCAAATAAATCGTTAAACTTTTCCCAGTACTCTGTCAGCCTGTCTAAAGGTATCTGATTAGTTCTTTGAACTAGTAGCTCATCAACATAAGGGTTTGATCTTAATATATCTTTTCCTACTTCCTGGGTATTTATGCAAACTTTGTAGCCCTGATCTTTCAACAAAGGCAATACTGAACTTGTTTGCAGTATATCTCCGAAAGCCCCATATCTAATTACACAAACTGTTTTTTCTTTTCTTACTCCGCCAAAATCTTCTGGAGTAAAATCCTCTATTTCCTTTTCAGGAACTTTTATTATTTTCACTTAGTGGTTAAAATCCCCAACCAGACACGGTCATCCCTGAGCGCACCATCTTGCCATCAACACGCGCCTCATTATTAGATCGCGGCTGCTCTGAACGATACTCCATTGCGCGAGAATCAAACAGTTGATCACCGCTAGTGTATCCCTTTTTCTCAGGTTCTGTAAATCCATAGCCTTCTTTTGGGGTTTCTACTTCACCTCCAATATAGGCTGTAATAACATTGATCTTCATTCAATTCTCCTAAAATGAATTGGGGGAGAGTTGCCCCTCCCCCTCTTCAATCAGCACATCTCAAACTTCCCGTGAGAAGTAGAAACGCTTTTCTTTACCGTACCAATAGGCATCTGAGCCTTACCTTTACTATCCAAGCCGAGAGAGGCGTTGGATTCACCAGCAAAAGAAGATTTTTCAGACAAACCATTAGCAGGAATTTTACCGCTTGCGCTATCTTTAGCCATGATTTCCTCCTAGTACCATTCAACTTCAGCGTATGCATAACCCTTTCCAGCAGCCGTGCCAGAATCAGTCGCCTGAACATAGGTAACTTCAATCTGAGTGTCGGCAGGAAGAGCTTCTACAAGGACGCAATTCGAGTCATCTTGGTTGTTAAAAGTTTCAGTGGCCGCAGTAGTATCAGCAACTTCTAGCTGACCATAGTAGTTTGCATCACCAGTCGTGCCAAGCAAAACTTTTCCAGTGATGGTGTCATCTGCGAAAGTTTCAGTTACATGCACTCCGATGTTTTTCAAACTACCCTGTTTACCACTTGGACCTTTAAAACTCCAAGCAGTACCAGTGCCAGCAGCGAAATCAGTTTCTACTGTATCTTGGTAGATATACGTTCTTGGATCACTATAGCTCATAATAATACTCCTTTAAGCTGCGCTGTCCCAAATCACTACACGTGACTGGGCTGCTTGTGTGTGAACAAGGCCGAAACCTCCCAAATAATACCACGCTACGCCCCTATCCCTTCCGAAATCGCCAGGAATTTTTCCCCTGATCTCTTCAGGAACAGCGATAGCTTCAGCAACAGTATCCTCGCCAAAGAATACAGCCCAATCACTCAGACCACTAGTCCAAGCACTTGATGCTGTACCAATGCCAGCTTTGGAAACATGTGTCTGCTCAACAAAACGCACACCTTCATAACGGCCAATTTCTCCGTTCATAATCATCTGGAATCCCGCATCAATATACTGCTTGATAGCTTCCAGATCATTCTTTAGGGTGCGATATGTTGACGGCCATGCAATTGCGTAGTAATCATCATCAGCATATGCTGGAATATTACGCTCTTTCATGGTATCAACAACAAGTTTCACATGTTCCTTGCCTAGTGCAATGGTATTTGTCAACGTAGCAGTACCGTTAGTCGTCAGCGTGAGAGCTGTCGTACTAGTCCCAGCAGTAGGAACAACACGTAACTTAGCTGCGTTGAATTGAGCTGAAGCAAGGTTATCGAAACCTTTCTTAGCGTCATTTTTCAACACTTTCCTGATAACTTCGGACACAGGTTGCTCAGAAAGATCATCCAATTTACCAGTAAACGGAACGGAGTTACCCGCTTCGGTAATGGTCATGGTGCCCTGAGAAATAGTGAACGAGGTTTCTGGGATTGTGTTGGTTTCAGTCAGTGTCGTGCCCTGAGTGGCAACGTCACTGTACACGTTCCAATGGAATGTATCACCGCGGTGTAAGCCCTGATGCGCTGCGTCTTTAACATCGCAGAACTGACGGAACTTAACCATCGGCTGAACTGCCATGCGTAGCAGGCGGCTCAGATTATCGGCATACATATAACCACCAGAAGTGTTAACTGACCATACTTGTCCAGCCATAATTAACCTCCAAAAGAGTTATATAGATTGACCTCTAGCTTTACGCATTTCTGCAACAATTTGAGACGGGGTCAAAGGACCTTCGTCTTTAGAATTGTTAGCTGAAGCCCTTACAGATCTAGGTTGTCGTATAATTTTTTTCTTACGATCAAACCTAGTATTTGATTCAGGACCAATTCCAGCCCACTCACGAGTATACTCAGCAGCTGCATTGATAATCTGAGACGGTGTCCACTCAGGATTCTCCTGAGTAAGGGTAATCGTCTTCCTATCTGCTATTGCCCTAAGCTCTTCAGATTCTGCAATATCAGGATAACTATCATTAAAAGATCTTACAGCATCTTCTAATTCTGATTGATATGCAGCTCTCTGAATATGCTCTTGCTCTGCTTTTTTTCTCGCCTCATGAGATAAAATAGCCTGATTAACAACCTCTTCTACATTTTGGGTAGCATTACTGCGCCCACTATTTGCCAAGGTTCTGAGTAGTTTAGCAGCCTCCGCTGCGTCATCTTGGAATAATGCTTCATGATATTTTTCTACAATGTCTTCAATATCACCAGCTTCTTCCACCTCTTCAACGTCCTGACGAGATGGTTGAGAGTTTAATTGTTTTAAATGTTCCTGCAACTGCCGCTCTCTGTACAAAAGTTCTCGCTCTTTAACTGCGGCAGCTTGAAATTTTTCTTGTGATGCCCTGTCCTTCTGGTGAGAAGTTCGCAAAGAATCAAATGGAACGTCTACTTCTTCGCCATTTACTTTTATCTTCGTAATCCATTTTTCACCGTCATGCCAAACCGGAGCATCCTTTACCTCCTCTAACTCCGCTGATTCTTCTTCTGTATGCTCTTCTTCTCTACGCCTATTATAAATTTCTTCTAAGGCCTTTTCTCTTGGCGTTTGGGGTCGAGCATCCTTTTCCGCGTTTTCTTCTTCAACAGGTTGCTCAACAACCTCTTCTGATTCCAACGCATCCTCTACTTCCTGGGTAGCGTTTTCCATATTAGTATCTCCTTATGGTTCTAAATCACCAGAAGATTTATATTTTGCAATCTTGTCAGCGTTTTCTCCTTCTTGTATAATACTCTCAAACCATTTGAGAGCCTTCAAAGGCGTTGAGAGATCAGAAATAATCTTCCGGTACTCTTTTAACTCTTCTTCTGAAGAGCCATTAAATCCGTTAAGGCCAATTTGCTCTAGAGAATCTATTCCTTTTTTGTAATCATTCAAGGCTTTCTCTAGTACTGCCGACCCAACAGATGTATTTAAAAAATCTTTTGTTGCATGACCTATCCTTACCCTCTTTACCAGGCCATCAATCCCGACTTCACGGGGATCATAATATTCCATAAATTACTGTCTCTTTAACCTCTTCAAAACTTTGTTATATTGTGTTAAGTCGTTGCTAACTTTAGCCCAGCTAACGCAATTAAAATCCCTGCACAACTTGGGCCTTTTGTTGTAAATACCGCATTTATAATTATCAATTAAATGTGAGCATCTAATTTTTACGCCTCTTTCCGTGCTTTCGATATAGGCATGATTATCCACTATAGCATGGAGCCATTCCATCTGCCTTGGATCTTTCCAACTAGGTTTTATTTCAACCTCACAACATATAGCGCAGCTTTTGCAAACGTCTTCAGTTATATCTACCTCTGTAAGAGGCCATTCAAAATTGATCATCCCACTGCGTAAGGAATTTTACCATAATCATCTCTAGCCATAACGCCTATGTCCCCCTCTTGAACCATTTCCTCTTGCCTAGCTATTTCTTGGTCTGCTATTTGATTAATCAAAGCCTCCCTCTGGAGCATTAATTCTGCTCGCCTAGTAGCTACATCCTCTTGTTTTAATTTTAAATCTAATAGCTGAAGCTGACCCTCCATTTCCTTTTTACGAATCTCTGCGCCATGTTTTAGATTAGCAACCTCAAGATTACCCTGCTGCTTCATCTGCTCGACCTGTAAACGATTTTGAAGCTTGCCCTGCTCTCCTTCGATGTAAGCCTGCATTTGCTCTAACTGCGAGGTCAATTCTGCAATCTGCGGGTCTTCTCCCATATTCACAAAACGCTCACCATCCTTGTACCCAAGTTGCCCAAATATTTCTTTAACAACTTCTGGAACATTTAGGCTTTCTGCAAAACCTGGAAGTTCGCCAAGCATCTGAATGCCTGATATCAAGTTCTGAACCTTTCTCAATGGGTCTGTAGCGCTAATCCCCACATTCACCTTAAGCAATACCTCATACTTAAGAAGATCGTCAACAGAACCTTGAAGCTCTTCATTAACCTGGGCGGCTGCATCTCCAGCTAATTCAAGAATGACCGCGTCAGTTTCATAATATTGTTCAAGCCTCATTAATTGCTTAAGTACACGCTCCACCCAAGTCTCTGAAAAAGTCCTCAAAACGTATTCAGTTACTGTTCCACTATTGCTTGCCATGAGAGACATGCCGCCAACAGTTTCATTAAGTGTTCTAGCGCCCTGAACAGTAGATGTTGAGAAATTGCCCTGTAACTCATCAAAGTCCATATTAATTCTATCTTGCTCGGCATAAGCGGAGCCAGTTACATCTCTTGTGTCGATAACCCGCACATCTTGATCCGGATCATCCATCTCAACAGCGCCGCCGGGAACAGATCTAAACAAAGCATCAAGATCAATATTTCTATCTCTTCGAATATGGTAACGCTTGTTCATTGCCAGCCTGACATTGTCGAACCGCTGGTTCCAAATATCATTAGCGGCTGCTTGCAGTTCCTGCGTTAACTCAACAGTTCCGGAAGGATAAATTCTGTGGGCCTCCACATTGGTATAACCCATTACATATGGACGCTCTCCATTTCTAAGCCAAGGATACATCTCCTGTAAAGGCTTAGGCTCTGTGAGCATAGCATCTACACTGGCCGTAAAATAACACCAGTCAATACCTTCCTTTTTTATGATGTTCTTATGGACCCATATAATTTTATATGAATCAATTTCCTGATATCCAGCATCGTTATCAAGGCGATCTTCTCTGGGCTCATCGCGAATAAGCCTAGTAGTGTTATCATCCTCATCATCGCCTGAAGCCAGAAGCTCTCCGACAGGAATATCTATCCACTCACCATCCTCCATTTTCTGACGAACATCTTGCACATACATAGGGA